TCTTCAGGCAGTCCGATAACTCCTGGCGGAACTTTATTTTCTTGTAGCGAAAGCTGAATAGCCTGAGTGACCTTAGCCTCGAACCGAGCTAAAGACTTTTGATATTTCTCTATACTTTCTTCCGTTTGCTCTTTCGGAAGGCTTGGTTCTTTGAGTCCCGCAGCAGCGATAAAAGATTCACGGAAAATAACTTCCTGGTGATAGATCATCATCTCCAGGAGACGATTAAATCCGTAAGTCAGGAAGCTCTTGTTCTTGCGAAGAGCCGTGGCTTGGGCACGACCCATCAAACCTTTAATCTCTGTTGCGGTAGCGCCGGCCGAAATTGAGATTTCGTCAACACCACCCAGAGCCGTGCGGATCTCTTCCCGCAAAAGAAGGGTGTAACGGTTCATGTCACCGTTAACCGGGTCCGGGGTCATGTAACCCACGCGGTCAGACGGCTCTACGTTCGCGATAATGCGAGGAACACGCAAACCGCCACCCATTCCAGCCCCAAAAGGCTCGCTAACACGAGTTGAGGGGCTGTCGACACCAGAAAATCCACTCTGACTACTGATTGTCGGCCTAAAAGTGCTCGCAGAGTCGCCCGCTTCGACCAGATCGCTACGGGGACGCGAACTAATCAGCGTGGGGTTGCCAAAGAACTCGATATTCTTGGCAATATTGCGAGTTAACTCGTCATGAAGCGTAATTTGCTCCATAAACGGGTCAAATTCGCCCTCCCCCTCAGTGCCACTGGCGTTCGGCTTGTTTAAAACCTCAACAGCAGGGATAAAACCGAGTGTGTTGGGACGTTTCTTGGCCGGAGTAAGCACTGCTCCCGGCTCAAGGTCAAAACTGAGCTCTGTATCAGTCTCAACTTCGCTGATTTCGTCAGCAGTAATCGTTAGACGAACGTAACGCTTGTTCTGACCATAGGAATTACTGGGTAACCCTAAGTTTGCGTTCTTTACCTTGTAGCTATAGACAATAATTACCTCTTCAACCTCACCATTTACATCGTGATACACACGATATTGGTTCTTGTTGAAAAAATAAATCTGATACTTAAGTTTTGGATCGGGACGGAAGTAAAAAAGGCCACAGCCGTCGATTAAGAAGTTGCGGATAATCGCAGGGAATCGAATGTCTAGCTTATTTAGAGCTATGACATCCTCTAAAAACCGGGTACGGCTCTTATAAGTATCTTGATCGCAATAAAAAGCTAGACCCTTCTTGATCATCAGAAGGGTCATCTGCTGAAGATGGCTCAAAACAACCATGGTCGACGCCTGGTGGCTTCGATCCTGAGTGCGTGACGCCTCTAAGATCTCGTTGAACCTTTTTCTAGCTTCAGTCGAGGTGGCCATCTACACACATCACGGTTAAAAAAGACCCTAGACAGGATCACTTACGGAAGATACCTTCCTTAGCCTTCTTAGCTTTGGCCTTAGCGCGTTTGCGGGTCTCGTTGGAACCGCTAACTTCCTCTCCGCTAGGAGCTTTCTTAGCTTCACGATCTGCAGCAAACTTCTTGAGAAGCTCCGCAGGCATTTTGTTAGCCATCTGGCAGGAGATACGCTTTAACTCTTTCCAGTTTAACCGCTTCCTTAGGTAAATCCTCGATCGGATAAGACGTTAACAGATGGTCTTCACGGCCAAGCATGTCCGTACTCCCCTCCGTAGGCTCAAAATCCTCACACAGCTTCTGGACCTCAGGACGATCCCAGATGTAGTACTCGGCAATAGAACGCAACTTGGTCTTACGCTTATCAGCGTCACCCATCCAGCTAAAGTGCCAGCCAGCGTCTCTGGTTCCAAAATACCGGTTGTCTTGCGTGGCACGCATTGACGACAGAGTACCGAATTCTTTGAGCTGGCCGACTGTGCTCACAACGCCACAACGCCAATCAAACAGCTCGCCTTCAGGGGAAACCAGCTGTCGATCAGCACGTCCGTAGTGCATAGACATACTCAGCCGGACGATCTTGTCTTTCTTTTCGGCAACAACATCTAATAACTCAGGAAATTTAGCTGGGTTTGCGATCTCATCACAGTCAGAACAGATAAAAACTGTTTCGGGAGGCATCATGTGGAGCCCAACCCCTAACGCGTCCCGTTGACCTCGCTCGCGAATCCAGGGGTCAGGTGCTTCTTCAGCAGAAGGGAGTTCGACATGGAGGATTTGGATCTTATCTTCAGGCAACCCAAGCTCACGTATAGCCTCTAAGCAAGTGAAAGGCTTTTCTTCGCCACGATGCGTGCGGTTGGCGTCAGTGATTAGAAAGCCGTCAACGTGGTCTTCTAACGTCCGAATACGAAGTTCAAGAATTTCCCGCTCATTGAAGTAAGGGAAACAATCTATAAGCACTGTGCGCAGGAGCGAGTCCTACTATATTAACTCAATCTCCGGCTTGCAGATACTTCGATGCTTTCTGCTTAGCGCGTTTTAACGCGTTTCCATTGGATTGATCCAGGATCGTACCGTTGTCGCTCTCCACCCCCGAATACTGTTCGGTTGGTGCAGCAGGTGCCTGTGGATCTGGGGAATAGTTATAGTCGCGCTCTCCGTCCGCTAACACCTCGGCAAAGGCATCGCTAGAGGGTTGATTAGCACGGCGCTGCTCATCAGCAGCTCGCATGTTCATCTGGTACGCCTTCGCAAAACCAAAAGCAGCTTGAGTATACGGGTCCATCAGTACAACACGAAAACACCGTTAACGCTGCCGCTGATCATGGCAGTACAAGCAATAGGGAATAAAGTATTGCCCTCTAAGTTGACAGTTTGAGCCACCTGGCCGGGAGCATCCGATAGTTCAACGGCCAGATAATCCTTACTACTACTACTTTTAGACTCGATAAAAATGGCACGGCAGGTCGCAAAGTTTTTACGACCTTGAACCGGAGTCCAACTAAATCCACTTGCGTAAGGTAACGCAGCGGTCTGCCCGTAAACAGATCCAAACGCGCGGATATCCATATAGAAAGACTGTTTCGCTTATCTTAGCGCGTCTGACTATTCTTCTCCAAGTAACCGATTAAGCGATCTAAATACCACCGGGCTTTTCTGAGATCCTCCAGTCCGTTCTTGTGCTTCTCCCTGGAGACGTACTTAAGTACATTCATCTTGCAACCGCCGCAAAATTCCTCAGGCGAGAGACAAGACTCCATATAGTCGATCGTCTCAATAGAACCCTGAGTGTAGTGACTAGGGTGATTTACAGAGTCGTTTAGACCTTGCTGTGCATCAAGACCCAGTTCTGAGAAACTCAGTTGAACATAGTTAGGTTCAGTCACAGCCGAACATCTCCGTAATGCCGATAACGTCGCCCAGTTTATCCTCTAATTCCAAGCTGTACTTTGTGTCGCAGTGTTCAACAAGCCCACAAGGGGCGATCTGAACCCGATTATCGATTTTTACAATCGGCACGACTCGACGGTGCTCCTGGCCTGGTCGCAGGTTTTCGAACGCAAGTCCCATAGAACTTCTGTCAGCGAGCGGCCAGCAACGAAACTGGGTGAGCTCAAAACTTTTTATAGGGTCGAAACTGGTGGATCGGATGTACTGCTCCGCCATTTCCTGATCAAGAATCATCATCCCCATGTAGGGATTCCCTAAAGAGACAAAACCAACGAAACAGTCGTCTAATGGTGTCAAGTAAGACTCAACCTGATAAGGTCTATCACCCCACACGTCGCTGGTAGGTCTGTTTAGTTGCCATACCTTGTGGTTGTCGAAGGGGACTAACTTAAAAGCGCACGATTCATAACGACAGAAGCCGGGCTCTAGGTTTAACTTCTTCAGTCTGTCCTTGTACAGGAACCAGTACAAGAAATTCTCGTTACCAAAACAGATGTCGTTTTCCGTGTAAACGTAGAAGTCGTAGTAGCGATTCTCGACGGCTTCCCGTAATAAACCCTTATGAGCCCAGGTCAGAGAGAAACCCTTCCACTCTTCAGAGGCTACAACAATATTTAATGAGTTAAACGTAACGTTAGACTCAATTAAATTTTTTAAAACAGCCTCATCAGCTTCGTGCTCATAATCAATGTATATAAAAACGTCCTTTATCCCTGGTATCTCCTCGTAGCCCCGCAAGGTTTTCAGAAGGGCGTCGAACCTAGCGAGCGGATCATGCGCTGTGACAAAGATAAGGAATCTGTAGTCTCTCATCAGTACTCCATTTCGAAATTGCCCCGACGTTGCAGGAAGCAAACGAGGTGCGTGTACGCATCCAGCAAGTCGTCGTGGGACGTCGCACCGATATTAATCAGCTGATCGAACAGAGCATCGAACTTTCGGAATCTATTGAAAGTTACCTTCTTATTCTCCAAAAGACCCAGGGTCCCACGAAAACGAGCAATCTTATCCCCTCGGAAACCCTTGACTTCGTGGATGTGAAGGTTACCTAACCCCCATTCGCTCAACATAACTCTTCGTAAATCGGCAGCCAGAGAAGCCTGGTAAGCAACAGATTCCACAACGAGAGAACAGGTTGAATATGTAGGAAAGAACTTACCATCGTTATCCTCCTGAAGTATCCCCCACTCCACGAGCATCTTGCACAGAAGGTCTATCTTCTCAAGGTTGCCGATGGAGCGCACCTGATGCGCGTCAATAATGTAGTACTTATCCTTCAACCTGCCGCCTAGTACAAAGGCCGTGTAGTCCGATGTCTCGTTCTTGCTAGCAGACAAGTCAATGCCTACGGCGAGACTATCGAACTCAGTGACAACATCGCCCTTAATCAACAGATCAGGTGAGAGAACCAGATCTGAGGTCATAACCGGCTGCTGCTGATACTGGAAAGCGAAAGCAACCGGATCGAGTTCTTTCTGACCTAACAGATAATCAACGCTCCACTGTTCAGGCCA